TGCTTCGAGAACTTGCACTTCTCTATCCAGAGGTTGTAACAGCGAACCTCAAGAACATCATTGAGTTCGGTCGTTACGACGACCTGTTCGTGTTCTTTGACACGTCTGTTGAGACAGACATGATTGAGTTTGTCAAAATGCAGCTTGTATCTGACTGGAAGCATATGAAGTCCAACCAGCATGTTTCACTCCTTGCAAAGTGGATGCCATCCATCAATGCTTCAAGTGAGCATACCAAGGCACTTGCACATCGCTTCGTTAAGGCGTTTAACACCACGCCACGAGAGTATCGCAAGAATCTCTCTGCACTTCGTAAGTACATTGACGTAACTGAGGTCAAGATGTCTGCTAATAAGTGGACTGACATTGACTATAAGGCAGTTCCATCTAACGCAATGTCTAACTACGGTAGCGCATTTACACGTCATGATTACGTGGGTTTCAATCGCTACATGGACGCTGTTAAGTCTGGCGACGTTAAGATTAACGCCGCTACACTTTATCCATATAACGTCATTGAAACACTTGAGCGTAGCTCTCGTGACGTAGCTGAAGCACAATGGAATGCACTTCCAAACTATGTTGAAGGAGACAATAACTTCCTCATCATGGCTGATGTTTCTGGCTCTATGAGTGGACGCCCAATGCACACCTCTGTCGGTTTAGCGATTTACTTCGCCGAGAGAAATCACGGAGCGTTTGCCAATAAGTTCATGACATTTACCGACATTCCTCAGATTGTCGAGGTTACTGACGGTACTCTCTATGAGAAATATCGTTCTGTGACTCGCCACGTTGGCTACAACACGAACCTTGAAGCTGCATTTGATGCAATTTTAAGCACCGCTGTACGCACCAAATGTCCACAGGCAGACCTGCCAAAGGCTCTTGTCATTATCTCCGACCTAGAGATTGACTACTGGGACGGCGGTTCTCTGACCTTCACCGAGGAAATGCGCAAGCGTTTCGCCGATGCTGGTTACGAGATGCCTAAGCTGGTCTACTGGAACGTTGATTCACGCAAGGATACGTTCCTTGCGTCCAAGAATGACCCTAACGCAATTCTTGTGTCTGGTCAGTCTGCTTCAACGTTCAAAAACCTCATTAAGGGTATTGACCTCTCAGCATTTGAGATTATGGTACAAACTCTTGATGACCCTCGCTACGATTGTGTAGTTGTACCTTCACAACTATAGATAACTAAAGGCTCTAACAGCAACTATATTTTAAGATGACTTGAAATCATGGTAAAACGAGCCTTGAATAGTGAGCTAAAGTCACGAACAGCAACTCTAATTCATAACAGGGAAAATGATGTGACTTGTAAAGCTCAACCATGGTAACAGACCAAATACCATGGAAGCGGGTACAAAATGTAACCGTTTCTGTCGGTTATGGACTGTAAACACGGAGAGTTGGCAGAGCGGCTAATTGCACCTGTCTTGAAAACAGGAGAGCGTGTAAACGTTCCAGAGGTTCAAATCCTCTACTCTCCGCCATAACAACAACCTGGAGAGTTGTCTGAGTGGTCGAAAGAGCTTGACTGCTAATCAAGTATAGGCTATACTGGTCTATCCAGAGTTCAAATCTCTGACTCTCCGCCAGAAACACGCGATTCAGCTAACGGTAGGCTGGCAGTCTCCAAAACTGCTCATGAATGTTCGAATCATTCATCGCGTGCCATATTTGGAGACATAGCTCAATCGGTAGAGCAGAGGGCTGAAAATCCTCGTGTCAAAGGTTCGACTCCTTTTGTCTCCACCATATCGGAGTATAGCGCAGTTGGTAGCGCGACCGCTTTGGGAGCGGTAGGTCGCTGGTTCGAATCCAGCTACTCCGACCAAATTGGGGTATCGTCTAACGGTAAGACATGGGTTTTTGGTGCCTAGAATAGAGGTTCGATTCCTTTTGCCCCAGCCAAAATGAAATTTTATTGACTTGTCAATGTCGTTAAACTTGGTAAGCTAGGCATGCTTGAAGTATTATAAGCAATATGATTTGTTAGCGGTTCGACTCCGCACGCACGGTTTGCGGCGATGAATTCCATCGTAAGGTTCGACTCCCCAAAGCACGGATGCGACAATGAGCCTTATAATAACAATGTCGAGTCTTGCTGGTCGTGTAGACAGACACGCAGTCAGCGAAAGCCAACTCTTTGACTGTCCATATTGAGTTGTGCGACAAACATTGCCGTAACACAAAGGCTCGCGGCAATACTTAACTGCTGCGGTAACCGACGGGTACGCCGCTTCCGACCGAGTGAACAATTCCACAATGCTCGGTACATGACTCGTTCGATAAGACATTGAGCGAGCAAGAAATAACATACTAGACGTAGGGGCTAGAACACCCGAATATTTCTCTAGGCTTTGATTCGGGATTTTTGGGCGCTTGGTGAAAAGGTATACACCGCTGACTTAAAATCAGCCGACTTCGGTCATACGAGTTCGAATCTCGTAGCGCCTACCATATTTGGATTGTTAGCTCAGTTGGTAGAGCAGGGGACTTTTAATCCCAAGGTCTAGGGTTCGATTCCCTAACAATCCACCATAATTATTCGCATGGTTGGTAAAATTGTTTACCAACCTTTCTTCGTAAGGATTTAGCTTGGCATATATTTATTGCATAAAAAATAACATTAACAGCAAATGTTATGTGGGCAAAACGCTCAAGTCTCCAGCAGAACGTTTCTCGGAACACTTACGCGATGCGCGTAAACCGACCGAGGAAAATCGTCCGCTGTATCGCGCTATCAAAAAGTACGGCGAGGATAACTTTAGTTTGCACGTTCTTGAAGAATGTGCCAATAAATTTGCAAGTGAACGTGAAATGTGGTATATTGAACAGTTAGAAACCTATGCTCATGGCTATAATGCAACCGTCGGCGGTGATGGTAAACAATTATTCAACCACGAAGTTATCAAGGCTCAACTTGAAGCTGGTCTAAGTCAAAAACTCGTTGCCGAATTAAATGATTGTTCCATTGACCTCGTTAAGCAAGTTCGCATGGCGAATGATATTCCACTAACAAAAGTTCGCAAACAACCATCTGTCGCGGCATACGCAAAAGACGATACCGAGGTTGGCGTGTTTATATCCGCACGAGAAGCATTTAGATTCTTACGTGAAATTGGCATTACGAACTCGCGTGGTAATGGTGGTACGCATATTGCTGACGTTTGCAAAGGGAAACGCAAAGAAGCATATGGTTTCAAATGGAAGTATATTAACTGAAAGGACTGTATATGTACTTTATCAAGTTGACCGCAGTAGCAGAGCCTAAAGGCATGTTTAGTGGTCGAGACACTGCAAGAACATTCACGTACACCGAGACTTGCTCAGAGGGTGAGTTCGAAACCGAGCGCATCAAGTTCGATGAGAACGTACTTAAAGACGTAGCCGAGAACTATCCAGATTTCCATGTAGAGATTCACGAACGTGAGTACCGCAACTTGGACGCAGAGCCATTCAAGTTCGCGTTTGAGAACCTCAATCCAGCTCAGTTTGCTGAGTATCTACGCCATTACGAAATTAGGATGTAATTGTGGCTAAAAATCTGTTAAAGACAAAGGCTAAAGACCCGACCGATGCGGTATTTGGCGTAAACCAGGAGGGCGAGTGTGTACACAAGTCACTCGCTGAAATGGTACATACGCTTATTGCTGGTACTACAGGTTGCCACGCTAAAGGTGAGTTAATTCTCATGGCTGACGGCACTTCGAAACCAGTTGAGCTAATCAACGGTGGCGACCGTGTAATGGGCGGCGATGGTACTCCTAAAACAGTTCTTACTCCAAGATGGGGTGAGGATGCGATGTATCGCGTCATAACAAAAGACGGGTGTTCTTTTACTGCAAACGGTAATCACGTATTGGCGCTATACGATTTGAAAGCTAAATCGTATACTGAAATGACCGTGAATGAGTATCTGGAGATATATGGCAATTCCAAGACAAGTATGCGTCTATATCGCCCATCAAAGCCGATTGAGTTTGAGAATGACCTCGAAACAACTATTGACCCCTACATCTTAGGAATGTTTATTGGCAACGGTGGTACGCACGGAGTTGTTACAGGCTGCCCAAACATTACGACAGTAGACCAAGAGGTCGTCGACGAAATCTATGGCTATGCGGAGAAAATCAACTGTTTAATTCGTGTTGAAACAAAACCGCGTAACAAAGCATCGACCTATTACTTCAAACACGACCCCGAGAATTGTATTGTTAACGGTCGCCACCCAGTTAACATCTTCAAAAAAATGGTTCGTGATTTGGGATTAAGTGGCGTTAGTTGTGGCGAAAAGTTTGTTCCAGACAGTTACAAGCTAGGAAGTATTGAAACAAGACGGCAGGTTCTTGCTGGACTAATTGATTCCGATGGTTACGTCTATAATGAGCATAAGTCCGTTGACTACGTGACTAAATCTAAGCAGCTTGCAGAGGATATTGTTTTTATTGCCCGAAGTTTAGGGATTAGAGCTTCCGAACCAAAACCTGCCAAGAAAGGCGTTAAAGAACTTGGATTCGTTGGCGATTATTGGAGAATCCATATGGGCGGCGCCGAAATTGTACCAACGAGGATTGCTCGAAAGAAGTTGATTCCAAGAGCAGACGGGTATGACTTAACAAGTCGCATGACTACTTTCAGCATTGAGTTGATTTCGGAGCGTGAAAAATACTATGGCTTCACTTGTGATGGCGACCACAAATATTTACTTAAAAGTGGTGTGCTTACCACTGTGAACTCGGGAAAATCTGTATATATGAATAGCCTCCTCATTTCAGCAATGTCTCACGCAACGCCAGACGAACTTAAAATCTTTGCGATTGACCCTAAGAAAGTTGAGTTCTCAAAGTACATCGACCTGCCTTATTGCCCCATTAACCCAGTTACCGACATGCGTGACGCATATGGTCTACTGGCATTTGCAGTATGGGAAATGGAGCGTCGATACAAGATTATCCAGGCAGCTGGTGTAAAGCAACTCTCTGAGTATAACGACTTCTACGACAAAGACCCT